TTCTGATAAGATCCAAGCGTGGGCTTTTATCCAATCGTGTTTGAATGAACTAATTGAAGCCCATGAGGAGGGTTTGACTGAGCAGATAGCTCAACAGGAACAAGACGATTTATTTGACTAGATTAATTCAGGAGTGCAGCCCATGACAACATTGGACTAAGAAAGTTAGTTCAGTAAAGCCCGACAAAGTGCGGGCTTTTTAATGCGCGTTTACTTTGTTTCACAAAACGTTTAATATATCTGTGTCGGCGGGTATGCCGACTTAATTAATTACTGGAGTACTAAGATGAAAATACGCAATATAGAAGCCTACAATATGGGGCCAGATCAAACTGAACTTGCCCACTGGATAGATAATCATGTGGCTGAAATCGATTTTACAACAACAGATGATTTTCATCGGTGCGAGTTTGATTACATCACCCTAGCTTGCAAGGAATTGGGCTGGCACTCTGTGCCACAAAACGGCGGATTGTTAGTTGAATGGATAGGAGAGCAATAATGGAAATGCTACAAAATTTACGAGCGTCTGAATTAGTTTTAGATCGGACTTTTAACCCCGCCGAAAGTCCCGATGTCGAGACCTTGAACAATGATTATCTGGTCGAATCTTGCGGGTTAATCCCCGACTTTTTTGCTGACGCCTGTCTGCTACTCGAGCTTGACCATGGTGGTGCTAGCATTGATTTTTTCGCTAAAACTGGAGCGACCCCGCTGGATACTATCGCCGATACAATGAATACCATTTACGGGAGCGGTGGATTTTACAGCGGCTTTGGCGGATCACTAGATGAGCATGGCTGTTATGTGAGCAAGTACTCAGAAGAGGAGCCCATGCCCCCCTTTGCTCGATTCCGTTATGATCATTTTGTCTGTTATGTTTACGATTGCGCCGTGACGGTCTTGTTCGATTTACAGACTAGACAAACTATTACGGGTCGATTCGACTAGCCACTAGCCCCCACTATATAAGCCCACCATCGCGTGGGCTTTTTTAGGCCTGCTAGATTGTTTGCAATGTATATACGTTTCAAACTATACTACTCAAGTCGGCGGGCTTGCCGACATAAACTAATTACTGGAGTAACTAAGATGGAAATTAAAACAGAAGCAGGTCAACGTTGGGTTTTACAAGACGAGCACGGCCAATCGGTGCCAACAGGCACATTTTTAAAGAGTTATAAAGACGAGCAGCAGGGTCGTCATTTTGAGTTACAGGGTGGACGCCCGCCGCATAAGCCTAGCAGTACTGGCAGGGTTTATGGTAAATGGTCTGCTATCGATGAAAACGTTGATGTCGTGTTAGGTGCTAACAGCGAATATTATCCGCAAGTGTTTAACTTGTCTTGGGTAGATCGTTCGCACATCGCTGTTGATGCATTGGGTGATTACCACCAGTTGGATTCACAAAAAACCGAAGAGCCTAGCGGTCAATTAATAGGCGTTATTATCACCGCTATGATTAACGATGGAATTAAGCAGGGCATCGATGCCGCCATGGCTGCACAGCGTAATGAGATTAAAACATTGGTCGCTGCGACTCTGACCGACTTAGTAGCTGAGATGGAAAAAACCGCTTTTGATGCTGATGACCATGCTGATGATATTCGCGATGTAGTTTTAGATAGTTTTGAAATCGATGATCATTTCGATATCACCAACTATCGCGATGAGATAGAAGAAATTTCTAAAGAGGGTTTAGGTGACATCGAAGAAAATGTTAAAGCCGCGCTCAATGATTTAATCGATAGCGGCAAACTGGCGCTAACCTTGTCTAATTATTAACCGCTAACCACTAGCCAACAGCCCGCCCCGTGCGGGCTTTTTATTGCCTGCTCGATTGTACTTTGTCGCACAATTCATTTATTATAACTTTGTTGGCGGGCAATGCTGACACAAACTAATTATTGGAGTAACGAAAATGGATACTAGACTTTTAAGAGAACTGCAAAAACATCAAACAAACAGGCCTTTAATTGAGCGCCATAATATCGAGCGCCAACTTGTGCCAGCCTATATAGAAGTATTGACTCTTGTTATTTGCGGGCTTGTCATTATCGCTGGCATAACGTGGGGTGCTTTATAATGTTGAAGCTAATAGAATGTAGCGCAGCCACTAAAACACGTGGGATTGCCACGACCTACAGGGCTGGCGCTGGCGACCAGTTTGGAACTTGCCCAAAGACGTGCGAGCTAAACCCGTCAGGAGGCGGCTCCAATGAAATAGATCATCCATATTTTGATGCGTTGTTATCTGCCGTACCAAACAAGGGCGCGGCTTTTACATATTGTCATTTTGATTATGTTGATTGGTCCAATAAAGCGTTGCCATTGTCGCCGCGTAAAACTGTCGTCAACTATTCCGCGCCTAGCTTATATGCTGCTGCTGAATCAATGCGCGACGGCGTCGCCGCTTGTGTCGTGGTCGCTCCTGACTATTGGCAGGCTGGCAATTCAAACAACTACGGCGGCCAGCACGAGGGCCCTAGTCTAATTGCAAGCGATAGTATTAAGGTCGTGCGATGTCCTGCCGAACACATAAGCGACCGTTTTTCCTGTGACGATTGCGGCGGCCGCGACAATAAGCCATTGTGCGCTCGTGGCGATAGATCCTATATCATAGGGTTCACCTCGCATGGTGCTGGCAAAAAGGCTGCACTAGATCCCGATAGACAGTCCGGTTGCTACGCGGCTCACCATATGGTGGCCATCGCTTGGAAAGCGACTAGCCGCATCGATACGACCGAAAGCGACAGCGACAAGCTAACGCGGTTTGCTGCATCGCTTAGAACTGGCACTGTATTGCGCCATCATGTCGCTGGTGACATCGGAAAACAGCCCATTAGCTAGCCACTACCTGCAGCAACTGGCCCGCCATTGTGCGGGCTTTTTTGTGCCTGCTAGCTTATTTGTTATGCACATACTAAACCTTTCCTGGCCCGGTTTTGGACGTCCAGCCGGCTTGGGCTGTGTCCGCGCTGCTCAATTATTAACCAGATTGTGGATAATGTTATCAACAAGCGTTAACCACAGTTAAATAAGCCAAGGCCCGCGTTCCGTGCTACGGGCCAAACGTACCGCGTTCAATGCCCGCTGGCGGCGTTGTCTGTCGATAACCTAGGCCTAGGCCCTAATTAACAAGTTTAATGCGCCGTGCGCCGCGTTACTGGCACAATCTGCGCGGGCTTTTTGGTTCGGCGCAATGCTTTTTCAATCTGCAGCTGCGTATCTGAAACATAATTGCGCGGGTCATTGGGTCGTGATGCGCGGGTTTTGCTGCAGGATATCGGGCCAGTTGTTCGCGGTTCGCGGGTAGTGTCAAAAAATTGGCCCTAGGTAAACGCGGACCTTGGGTCGCTGACCTTGGGTCATTGGGTCGTATATATTCGCTCGGGTCCCTCGGATATCGGGTCATAAATCTAGGCAAATCAACGACTTAGCGCGTCTCAGGCGCTCGGGCCCCGCGTCGCCTGTCGGGGGCTAGAGCCATGTTTCTCTCAAATATTTACGTGATATTTTGAACGAGCTTTAACTGTCTTATAAATGCGTGTAATATCGCATATAATAGTTAACGATGTTTCATGTGAAACATAAATTTTTATTTTTCAAAACCTATGGGTCCCTTATGAATAAAGCCAGTAATCCTGCAGTAGAGGAAAAGACCCTTAAGCTTGAACTGCGGCTCGCGCAGCTTGAGAAGAATGAAGCTTGCCGAGATAATTTTTTAACTTTTGTAAAAGCTATGTGGCCAGAGTTCATCACTGGGCGTCACCATAAAATAATTGCGGATAAGTTGGAAAGAGTCGCGAGCGGCGAGCTAAAAAGATTGATCATTAACATGGCACCGCGGCACACGAAGAGTGAGTTTGCGTCTTTCTTGTTTCCTGCGTGGATGATGGGCAAGAATCCGAAGATGAAGATTATACAGGCGACGCACACGACGGAGTTGGCGGTAAACTTTGGTCGTAAGACGAAGAACCTTTTGGAGACGGATGAGTATCGAGAGGTGTTTAATGATGTTCGATTGGCGTCGGACAGTAAGGCCTCGGGCCGTTGGGATACGAGCGCGGGCGGTATGTATTATGCGGTGGGTGTGGGTTCTAACTTGGCGGGACGTGGTGGTGATTTGATTATTATTGACGATCCTCACTCGGAGCAGACGGCGATGTCGGCGGCAGGCTTTGACGATGCGTGGGATTGGTACACAGGCGGCCCTAGACAGCGTCTGCAGCCTAGCGGATCAATAGTGATAGTACAGACACGTTGGTCAGAGAAGGACATGACAGGGCAACTCCTGCGGGCTATGGCCAAGGACCCTTTGGCGGATCAATGGGAGGTGGTGGAGCTTCCTGCCATCTTTGAGGACGGTACGCCGTGTTGGCCTGAGTATTGGAGTTTGGAAGATTTGACCGCGGTCCGCGCATCGATCCCTCCGAGCAAGTGGAATGCGCAGTATCAGCAGAATCCGACGGGCGAAGAGAACGCGATTATTAAGCGCGAGTGGTGGAAGTTGTGGGAGAAGCCCGCGGTGCCTCAGTTGGAGTTTGTGATTCAAAG